ACATGCGGCGCGAGGCCGAGCAGCGCCTGGGATACCGCTTCGCCCGCTCCGGCGGAGACCTCGAGCAGGGCCTGCCCCGCTTCCAACTCCGCACGCCGCGCCTGATGCCGAGCGAGCTCTACCGGCTCGCCGAGGACCGGGCCGAGCTCATCCGACTGCTCAAGCGGTTCGGATACCTGCTGTAACCCGCCCGGGCGCGATGCCCGCGGCGTATCAACCAATCCCGCGACGGGAGACACCCATGCACCGCAGCTTGACCCGGGCCGGATGGTTCCGGCTCGACCGGCACGACGACCCGCCCGCCGCCGACCCGAACGCCGGCGGCGACCCGGCGCCCGGTGCGGACCCGGCGGCAGAGAGCGCCCTCGGCGACGCCGGGAAGCGCGCACTGCAGGCCGAGCGAGCCGCGAAGGCCGCCGCCGAGCGTGCCGCCGCCGACGCGAAGGCACGCGCCGACGCCGCCGAGGCAAAGGTGCGCGAGTTCGAGGACGCTGGCCGCTCCGAGCTGGAGAAGGCACAGAACGCGGCCGCGGATGCGGCGAAGCGAGCCGAGGCGGCGACCGCCCGGGCCGTGAGCGCCGAAGTGCGCGCCCTGGCGTCCGAGTTCGCCGACCCAGCCGACGCCGCGGCCTTCCTGGACCTGTCCCAGTACGCCGACGCTGACGGCCAGATCGACTCCGCGAAGATCACCGCCGATCTCGCCGCCCTGCTCGACAGTAAGCCGCACCTGCGCAAGCAGGCTGACGGCAGCGGCCCGCGCACCCCACGGCCGGATCCCGGCCAGGGCCCGCGCGGCGGCGCCACTGGCGCCGTCGACTTCCGCAAGGCCTCGTCGGACGAGGTCGCCGCGGAGCTGTCCAAGTACGGCATCCGCTCCTATCGGTAGGCCCTCGTGATCCAGGTCCGCGCCCGGCTGGGCGACGGCTTCACCTCGATCGAGGTGACCGGCCATGAGGAGAACGCCGCCGCTGGCGGCCGCGTCTGCGCGGCCGTGTCGGCCATCACCCAAACCGCGCTGCTCGGCCTGGAAGCGGTCGCGCAGCAGTTCCCGGACCTGGCGTCCGTTGAGATCACCGAGGAGTAATCCATGACCCGCACCGCCTCCGCGCGCGGCTGGTTCCGGCTCGACCGGCACATGCCGATCCGCGCGACCCTGCCCGCACCGATCCAGGCCATGCTGCAGAACGGCATCTTGGACCGGACGTTCCGCGACGCACTGATCCCGGAGTTCCTGTTCGCGCAGATCGCCGACTCCGAGCCCTTCCAGGGCGGCCTCGGCGACACCAAGACCTACACCCGCAAGGGCCTGCTCACCCCGGCGACCACGCCGGTGACCGGATCCGACCCGTCGCCCTCGACCTACACGATCGAGCAGTGGTCGGTGACCATGGAGCAGTACGCGAACAGCATGGACACCAACATGCTGACCTCCCTGGTCGCGCTGGCGAGCAAGTTCTTGGCCGACGCCCAGACCCTGGGCATCAACGCGGGCCAGACGATCAACCAGATCGCCCGGAACAAGCTCTACGCCGCCTACGCGGGCGGCCGGACGTGGGCGACGGCCTCCAGCTCGTCGAGCACGAGCCTGGTCGTGCAGAGCACCAACGGTTTCGCCTACGTGCAGGTCAACGGCGTGCTGACCCCGGTGTCCGCGAGCAACCCGCTGTCCGTCACCGTCAACGGCACCGCCAACACCGTCACCGGAGCCAACCCGGGCACCAACACGCTGACCCTGGGCACCGCGATCTCCGCGGCCGTCGGCCAGGCCGTCATCGCCGCGAACGCCCCCGTCAGCATCCGCCCCGCTGGGAACAGCGCCTACGACCTCACCGGGTCGAACCTGGCGACGCTCGCCATGTTCCGCAGCGGCGTCGCCCGCCTGCGGAAGATGAACGTTCCGACGGTCGGCGGCTACTACGTCGCCCACATCGACGCCGACACCGAGGCCGAGCTGTTCGCGGACGCCGACTTCAAGCAGGCCATGCAGGGGAGGATCGACTCGCCCGTCTTCCGGGACCTGTCGATCGGCCGCGCGGCCGGCATCGACTGGGTCCGCAACCTGGAGACCCCCACCGTGCTCGGCGGCAGCTCCGGCACGCTGAACGTTCACCGGCCGGTCCTGCTCGGCGCGAACGCGCTCACGGCCTCCCCGCTCGAGGGCGCCGGCGCGCTGCTGGAGGGCACCGGAACCGAGGACGTCCCGGAGATCGCCCAGGTCGAGGTTTCCCCGGGCGTCAGCATCACCCGCATCGTGCGGCCGCCGCAGGACCGACTGCAGCAGGTCATCTCCACGACCTGGTCGTGGGTCGGCGACTTCGGCGTCCCGCCCGACTCCGGCAGCGGCGACGCCTCGCACTACAAGCGCGCCGTCGTCCTCGAGCACGCCTGATCCGGCCCAACGGCCCAACTCCGAAGGAGACACGAGAATGCGCGTGCGCCTGCTGAAGGCCGTTTGCCTCTACTGGGACTACGCCGTCAAGCAGTTCCACGAGGGCGAGGAGGCGACCGGGGAACTGGCCCGGCACCTGCACCTCAACACCGCCGAGGGGACCGTCGAGGTCCTCGAGCACGACCCGGAGCCCGAGCAGCCGGTCGCGCCGGCACAGTCCAGCGCGCCCGAGCAGGACCCGGCCGCCGGGACCGTCCCGGTCGACGGGTCCATCGGGGACCTCATGGCCTGGGTCGGCGACGACCCGCAGCGCCGCGCCCAGGCGCTGGCCGCCGAGCAGGCCCGCGACAAGCCGCGCGCGACCGTGCTCAAGCAACTCGCCCCGGCCGAGTAGGAGGCCCCGTGTCGCTCCCCGCGCTGGCCCAGCAATCCGACGTCGAGGCGGCGCTGCAGCGCACGCTGGACCCGACGCAGGCAGCGGAAGCGCTGCGCCGGGCCAGCGCGCGGGTCCGCAACTACTGCCGCCAGACGTTCACCTTCGTCTCGCAGGAGACCGTCATCATCCCGGGCGGCAGCCGCATCCTGCGCCTGCCGCAGCGGCCGCTCGTCGTCGACGACGCGAACCCCCTCACGGTCTACGAGCTGTGGGGAATCAATGGCGAGCCCTACCAGGCCCTCGAGGGCCGCGACTTCACCCGGATCGGGTCCGAGCTCACCCGCGGGCTGCCCTGGTGGCAGCCCGGGCGGCTCATGGGCTGGCCTCGCCAGCGCATGAATGGGGCGTGGGCGCCCAGGGTGCAGGTCACCTACAGCCACGGCTCCAACGACACCCCGGATGACGTCATGGACGTCGTCGTCGACTTGGCCGCGATGAACCTCACCAACCCGCAGGGCCTGCGGACGGAGAGCATCGACGACTACAGCCGCACCTTTGCGTCGGAGACCATCGGCAACGCCCAACTGACGCCCGACCACAAGCAGCAGCTTCGGGTGTACCGCGGGCAGACTTTCTCAACGGCCCCGGTGGTGTGATGACCGCCATCGACCCGCAGCCGCTGCTCGCCGCCGCCCGCGAGGCACACGAGCAGCTCATGGTGGACGCCTGCACCATCACCCGGCCCGGGCAGGCCGTCCTCGACCGGACCACGTCCCGGCTCACCACGGCCGCGGCCACGCCGCTGTACTCCGGGGCATGCCTGGTCAAGGCCCAGCGGATCCCGCGCAACGCTCAGGCCGCCGAACGGCTCACGGTGGTTGCCCGGTATGAGGTCGCGCTCCCTTTCCGGTCACTGGCCACGGACACGCTGCAGGTCGGCGACACCGTCACCATCACCGCCTCGGGCGACTCGCGACTCGTCGGCGAGCAGTTCGCTGTCATGGCGGTCGACTTCGGCTCACACTCGACCGCCTGGCGGCTCACCGTCGAGGGGGTGACATGACCACCGCCCCGAACGTCCTGGACCACGTCGACGCCGTCAAGGCGGCCCTTGTCGCTGAGGCCCTGACCGTCTACCTCGGCGGCGCGCCGCCCGGCACCACGCCGACGGACACGACGCCCTACGTCGTGCTGTACCCGGATCCCGGGCACGCCGTGACCGCGTCCCTCGCCGACGATCGCACCGGCTTCCAGGCCGTCTTTCAGCTCACCTGTGTCGGCCTGACCGCAGAGCAGGCCTTGAACGTCTCGGACCGGGCACGCGCCGCGCTCACCGACGCGCCGACCGTGGCCGGCCGCGCCAGCTGGCGGCCGGAGCAGCTCGACGGGCAGCCGGTAAAGCGCGACGACGACATCACCCCGCCTGTGTTCTACGCGATCAGCCGCTACCGGCTGCGCTCCATCCCTCAGTGAGGAGACCCTCATGACCACCCTGAACACCCAGACCATCAACTCGGGCGGACTGGCCGTCAACTACACCGCGGCGAGCGCGGGCGGCGACAAGGTGTCGCTCGCCGCCGCGAACACGTTCATCCACGTCAAGAACGGTGCGGCGAGCTCGATCACGGTGACCGTGCCCGCCCAGAACAACAAGTACCGCGGGCGCACGATCCCCGACACCGTCGTCACGATCCCCGCGTCCAGCGACAAGATGATCGGCCCGTTCGACAGCACGATCGACGGCGACGTCAACGGCATGGCCACCATCAACTATTCGGCCGTCGCCACGGTCACCGTCGCCGCCGTCCGCATCTGACCGGACCTTCCCAGCCCCTACGCCGGGGCCATCCTCGCCCTTAAGGAGCACGAACCATGTCCGATCTGATCAGCGACGGCATGACCAAGGTGGCCTGGGTCACCTCCATCGCCAACACCCACGCGCCCACCGCAGCCGAGCTGAACGCTGGCAACGACTGGACGCAGCGAGTCACCCCGGACGGACTCAAGACCGACCCCACCACGGCGGACGTCAATACGAGCTCGCTGGCGTCGCAGTTCGACACCAACCAGCCCGGACGCACCTCGTATGTCTGCGAGGTCACCTTCAAGCGCGGCACTCTCGGCGCCCCCGACGACCAGCCGAAGGCGACCCTGACCAAGGGCGCCGTCGGCTTCCTCGTCGTCCGCCGCGGTGCGCCCTACGCCAACCCCTTCGCCACGGGCGACGTCGTCGAGATTTACCCGGTGGCCTGCGGCGAGCCCGCCAACGTGGCGCCGACCGCCAACGAGGTCATGAAGTTCACCTCGCCGATGAAGGTGACCAGCGACCCGTCGACGGCCGCCTCGGTTGCCTGATGCCTGACATCAGCCAGCTGCTGGCCGAGGCGCGGCGCCGCGAGGTCCCCGTGCCGATCTGCCTGGCCGGGGACCTCGCGGGCGAGGTCGACCTGCTGCAGCAGCAGCTGGAGGCGACGCCCGCCGAGTGGCAGCCCGCATC